ATTTGCCGTGTTATCTATAAGATAAGTATGCCCTTTGTAAAATGTAAAGTTAGGGTTATCACCAGAAGTGGCTCCTGGCCCTGTAAAAGTATATGCGCTTGATCCATTTGTTCCAGCTACATATTTAGTGACAGGCCCTGTTGTTTCATCGTTCAGTCTAAGCCAAGCACCGCCATGAGCAAAGTATAGACCACCAGTTGCATGAACATGAGCTATTGCTCCATGATATGTCGAAGCACTAGGTAGATCGCTTAAATTTGCATAATAAAAAACAATTTTGTTAGCACCAGAGCTAACATTAAAAAGACCATTTGCATCTATGATATCAGTCAAAACACTAGAACTGTTTCCTAATGCATTATATATTTCCGTGAAATTATCATTAACTTTATCAGCACCAGCACGAAGTGTGTCACCTGTACCATCGTTTGCATTAGAGCCAATTCCTACAGTTTGCTTTGCCATCTAACCCTCGTCAAAAGTTTTTGTAGCTGAGTCAAGTGTAACACTTGTAGAATCGAAAGTCGATGCTGACGTTGAAATCGTGACACTTGATAAAGAAGAAGAAACATCTATACCACTAACTGATATTGTAGCGGCATTATCTATAAATTTATCTGGTCTTGGATCTCTTAATGCCTGTGGATCAAATACCTTAAAACGTCCTAAAAAATTTTGAGGATGGTCTTGATCAGCAACATCTCTTCCAACTCTTAGCCCTGTCTTTACACCATTCTTATATTCATAAACAAGCTGGTCTAGAGGATATCTAAACCCAGTTCTATCGCAAAAACCAAAGGCATATTTACCACGAGCATAAGCCAATTATCTATTTCCTAACTGTTCCGCCAGTTTTCTTCATGCCTAGCATTTTTTTAATTCTACCAAATACTGATTTCTTTTGCGGCTGTTTTGGATTTGCTTTTTTAGCGGCTTTCTTAGGTGATGACTTTCTTTTTCTGGTAGCCATTCTACCGCTTGTTATTTCTTTACTAGCCATTCCTCTATAAGGATTTTTAGTTCTAGTATTACTAGGTATTTTTATAGTTTGCCCAGCTTTAATCATATTAGCATTTTTAATGCTTGGATTAGCCGCTACTATTGCTTTTACAGTTGTACCCTGTTGTTTAGCTATTTCAGACAAGGTATCTCCTGATTTAACTTTAAAAGAACCCCCTCTTACCATTTTTAATGTACCTAGTGACTTAGCTTGACCAGCGTGTAATTTGGAGGCTTTTTTCAAACCTTTAATAACTTTATCTACTTTTTTTTGATTGGTAGAGCCACCTTCTTTCATCTTACCAACACCATCTGCGGCAAAAAATGGTACTTTTTTACCACCTTTTTCAACCATTTTTAGTTTACCGCCTTCTTTTGCATAACCCATTTTGTTACGAACTTTTGTTGGTAATTTAGATAAACCTTTATTTCCTTTAGGAACTGGCTTCATAGAGCCTCCACCTGCATACATAAGGCTTGGTTTTTTATTTTTTTTCATAGTTCCTGGCATATTAACCTCCTAAGTAAAAAGTATCGTATGGAACAAATTTGATTGTAGATGATTCGCTATCTTCACCAGCGGCAAGCTCAAACTGAAACTCATATTCTTGTTTCAATGGAGCGACTCTATTAGAAACCTCTGGCTTCTTCATAGCTATGTAATACGCTAAACCAGCCGCTAGGCATGGCACAAACCTTGGCGGCATATCTGCATCTGTTCCTACCCCAGACGCGACACCAGCGATACCACGAAGTCTATAATACGAGAGAGTGTACGTGCTAACATCTGGTACAGGCCAGAGAGTAACATTAACACCTGTCGCCTGACGATCAACATATATTTGTGTAGGTCTTCCTTGAGTATTCTTAGAACTCTGTTGAGCATAGGTTGAAACACTGATTCGTTCCAAATTAGTATCCACCTGACTCGTACCACTGCCTGTTCTAATTTGATGTTCAATGAGGTCAATAGTGTCTGTAGGTAACGTATAAGTTGCTGTACCAGATGATAAGGCTTGAGTTCCATTTTCTATAGTCCATAAATTTAAACCACGATTTTGCCACTCTAAAGTTAAAAGGTTTAGACTACGTCTAGCTGTTTTGATATCATATGCTGTTCTCATTTGAAGACCAGCGCGGTCAAATGCCTCTTCAAATATTTCAGGTAAGTCTGGAGTTACTACAGGCATTACTTAACCTTTCTGTGAGATTTTACTTTATCTCGTATCTTTTTAGGTTGCTTGACGAACTGCTTACCAGCCTTAGTTCCTTTTCTCTTAGCGCGCGTGGTAGCGGCATACTCCTTAGGCGAGAGGGAAGCAATAGCTGATGACGGAAGATAACGCTCTCCTGTGGCTTTTGGCCCTTGTGTGGATGGTTTTCCACTTTTAGTTCTCCACTTTTGCTTAGTCCAAGATTTAAGACTTCTTTGTGACTTTTTTAACGGCATATTAAAAACCTTTACGCATAATAAATATTATCACAGTCTATCTCTATTGACAAATAGCCACAGCAAAAAGATAAAAAAGCCAACAACTGTAATTACTAAAAGAATAATACTAATAGCTTCTACAAAATGTCTTCTAGCCTCTCTTTGTGCGTATAAAGTTTCTTTTCTTTGTTTTCTTATATCTGTTTCCATTCGTAATAGTTCTTGCCATGCGCTTGGGCCACACATAGAAGAAATTAATTTACGAAGTTCATCTCTTTGGTTCTCAAGTTGTTTTTTTTGAGTAAATAACTCTACGGCCTCTTGCTCTACACTCTTAGCATTAAATATTTTTTTAAATATTGGAGGATTCTTAGCCTCATGGTGAGCGCGATCAATATCAGATACTGCTGACATCCAAGTAGACAAACTTTTGCCCATTGAATGAACGTCACGGCCTATGCTCACACCTTTTTTTAAAGTTGCGAAAGCCGATGAGGCCAACGCCATAGCACTGATCGGATCGACCATTTATAACTCCAATCTTTCATCAATTCCTATAACCGCCACCAGCTTTTTTATAGGCAGATGCAAGCATTTGTGCTTTACGAGCAGACCATTGTCCAGGTGCGCCACCTTTACCCCCTGCTTTTATACGATTAAATAATCTTTTTCTCATGGTTGGTTTTGTATAATTACCCGCTTCATTTACACGCGATTTTGTTTTACCGCCTTTTTTCATTGCTATTGGTTTTTTAACTTTAGGCGATGGACATAATTTTTTAGCGGCTCTCATAACTATCTCCTACGAGTTTTTATAAATCTTTCTAGCAGACCTATTTCTTTTAAAAGACCTATTATTTTTTTGTGATGAAACTGTTAAATTAGATTTTCTATTATCTCTAGGGTTACCATTTTTATGACTAACATCTTTTTTGTCGCCTTTTACGACCTTACCAGACTTAATCATTTTTCTTCTTGCGGTATTCCTACTAGCTCTGTTTTTTTTCTGCTGTTCTTTAGAATGATAATTTTTATATTCAGAGCCATAATTTCTTTTCTTAGAACCAGAAGAAGATATTCTTTTCCCCATGGTTGACCTAGAAATCATTTTATCCAACCAACTACTAGGTGAGCTATAGAACCAGCTACACCACCCATAGCAAGCATAACCCAAAAAGCACCCTTCCATCTATTGGCTTGAGCTTTTAATTCAGAAACCTCTTCATGGACATGGCGCACTTCATCCTGAAGCTGAGTGAGCCTTTCCTCTAATCTAGCTAATGTAACTTCTACTTTTTCTTCCATTAACACTTCCATCTTCTTCTAGCTTGCCTCAAGCGACTATTTGGATCCTTAGCCGCCTTTGGAAACTTTTTCATTTGACCAGCAGAACGAGCGCAGAAAGATTTGCGTCTTTTTGCATCTTTGCTACCTTTTTTAACTTTACCAGTAACTGCTGTTTTTAGCTTACTTCCTGGGTTCGCTCTTCTGTAAGCGGCAACACCAGCCTTAGTCATTCCCGCCCCAGATTTAGTGGGACGGAAATTCTTTTTATTTCTTGGTGGCATTTTGCCTTTACGCTCTGCCATAGCTAACCTAGGAGAGGAAGACTGTCACAGAAGAAACAGCTGTTAAGTCCAGATACACATCAGTATCAAACAATATTCCTTGATCAGGAATGTTGACTGAGAATGTATTAGAGGTTCCAAATGAAACATCTAACTTAGTTGTGCCACTTGCGCCCCCGTCTTTTAATATGACTTGAGGGCTACCAGAACCCGCTGTTTTTACCTGTATCTGTCTTACACGAGCGCGACTAGCAAAGATTGTGCCGTCAGCCGTTCTAGTGACTGAAAATATATCTGATCTAGACATTACAGTCTCCTATCTTAGCTATCGCCAAAAGGAGTAGCAACTGTTCCAGAACCGATTAAACTTCCTTGTACAAGATACTCTGCAAGAGCTAATGCAGTAACTTCTATGTAAGAACCAACTTTACCGCCTTGTGTACCATCGTTGAAAGTAATAACGTCATTACTTGCGGCTGGTACAAATGCTTTTGTGGTAGAGCCAGTAACAGCTACAGAGCCAACAAACTTATCTGTTCCATCTGTTTTGATTTTACCTGAAGTTGAGGCTGTTCCTATAAACAAAGTGTATTTTGCACCTATTGTGTCTGTAGTAATTGTTGGTAATGTAATCACACCATCCGCATCATTTATTTCAGA